GGACCTATCCTAGTGATTCTTGGAAGAAGACAATTTTGCTTGCTGAGCATAGTCCGATACGCCGTATCAAAGTTTCTTGGCGTTGGGAAAAACTTAAGAGTTGGGTTTCGGTTCACTTTGTTCGTCATAAGTTTGGTATCGAGCATTGGGTTTCGTCTCAAAGAAGTGATAGAACCGGTGTCAATCGAGATAAGAGTCCTCAGGATTCTCCCGTTTCTCATGAGTGCGAAGCAAATGCTCAGGCTTTGATCTTCATCAGCCGAAGACGACTCTGTAATCAGGCTTCTCCCGAGACTCGATCCGCTTGGAAAGAGGTAAAAGAAGCAGTAACCAGGTACGACCCAATTCTCGGTTCCGTAATGGTCCCAGAGTGTATCTATAGAGGTTTTTGTCCAGAGTTTAACTCTTGCGGTTATGTGGAGAGTGAGGATTACGCTAAGCAATTGGCTGAATACCGGAATAAGGAGGTGATAGCGCATGACGCAAAGCATTCTTACATCGGTTAAGAAGTTGCTCGGTATCGAAGAGGATTATGTGCACTTCGATTCAGACATCGTCATGCACATCAACTCTGTTCTGGGAATTCTGACGCAGCTTGGTGTAGGTCCCGAGAACGGGTTTACAATTTCAGATAAGACTGCTACCTGGAGTGATTTTCTCGGAGCGAGTCTTACCAATCTTAACGCTGTCAAGACATATGTGTATCTCAAAGTTCGACTAATTTTCGATCCTCCAGCTTCCTCTTCTGTGATCGAAAGTATGAATAGAATTGTTGGCGAACTTGAGTGGCGACTGAATGTGGCAGCCGAAAAGACTAGTTCGTAATGATTCTATATTTCCAGACAGGAGGGAGGGTTAGTAGTTGGATGGAGAATTGCAGCATCATGGTATAAAAGGTCAGAGATGGGGTGTTATACGAACCCCCGCTCAGCTTGGCCATACTCCAAGCAAAGGAAAGAAAACGTCTAATGAATCTGAAAAGAAATTGCCAGAATCAAACAAGAAGAAAGGCTCGCTTTCGCGTTTGAGCGATGAAGAATTGCAGAAGCGAATTGATCGGTTGAATCTTGAAAAGAAATACAGAGATGTTGTTGCCGAACTAAATAAACATGAAACCAGTAGAGTCAGAAAGATCTTGTCGGATTCTTTGGATAGATTGGCTACAGGTTTGTTGAATAACACTGTTGACACAATGATTAATAAAGCATTCAATAAACAGGGGAAATTTGACATTGATGCTTGGAAAAGAAGAAATGTAGATGATATGGATTCGGAGACAATATCGAAGGTTGCTAAGTGGTATGAGAACGCTGAAAAAGTGAGCAAAGGACAAGCAAGATACAATCATTCTCCATCATCCACTTCAAAACTTAGCGATTCGAAGTTGGACGAATTAACTCGTGAACGACGTAAGGCTATGAAAAGGTTAGGCGTGGGGTGATAGCCAATGTTGTCAAACACAGCCGTTCCTAAGTATTATGGTGAGTTTCGAGATGCTGTTATACGAGGAGAGATCCCGATCAATGCTGAAATCGAGATGGAGATGCATCGTATAGATGCGCTTATCGACGACCCTAAGTATTGGTATGACGATAAGGCCATTGACGGTTTCATTCATTACTGTGAGGAAGAATTAACTCTGACAGATGGTTCCGACGTAAAACTTCTAGAAAGTTTTAAACTATGGGCGGAGGAGATCTTCGGTTGGTATTACTATGAAGAACGAATTGTACCAAGACCCAGACGTAATGGAACCATTCGATACATTAAGCGGTATGTGAAGAAGAGACTGACGAACAAACAATACTTGATCGTGGCTCGTGGTGCTGCCAAAACGATGTATGCGAGTTTTATTCAAAGTTACTTTCTCAATATCGATAACAGCACAACTCACCAAATAGCAACGGCTTTTACGATGAGACAAGCTGAGGAAACACTTTCTCCCATTCGCACTGCTATTACTCGGGCTCGCGGTCCATTGTTTAAATTTCTAACCGAAGGAAGTCTTCAAAACACGACCGGTAACCGTAAAGATCGAATGAAGCTCGCCAGCACTAAGAAAGGCATTCAGAACTTTCTTACTGACAGTTATATCGAAACCGTTCCTATGAGTATCGATAAACTTCAGTCCATGCGAACCAAGATTGCCACAATTGATGAATGGCTGTCCTGTGATGTTCGCGAAAACGTTGTGAATGCTATCGAGCAAGGCTCTTCCAAGATCGATGATTATCTAATCGTTGCTATTAGTTCAGAAGGCACCGTTCGTAACGCAATTGGCGATACCATGAAGATGGAACTTATGAAGATTCTTCGTGGAGAACTTGATCAGCCTTGGGTTAGCATATGGTATTATCGCCTCGATTCGATCGATGAAGTAAAGAATCCAGCGATGTGGATGAAGGCAAATCCGAATCTTGGGCATACTGTGACTTACGAGACCTATCAACGAGATGTGGATAAGATTGAGAAATCCCCTGCTGATAGAAATGAGATTTTGGCTAAACGGTTTGGGATTCCGATGGAGGGATTGTCGTACTATTTCACCTACGAAGAGATTCAGTGTCATTCAAAACGTAGTTATTGGCAGATGCCTTGTGCACTCGGTGCAGATCTTTCTCAAGGCGACGACTTCTGCGCATTTACGTTTATATTTCCACTTCGGGACGGTTGTTTCGGGGTCAAGACTCGTAACTACATTTCTCAATTGACATTTGATAAGCTTCCTGCGGCCATGCACATCAAGTATGAGGAATTCATTCGAGAAGGTAGTTTGGTAGTATTGGATGGTACCGTGCTTGATATGATGGTCGTTTACGAGGATCTTGATCAACATATTTCTGAGATGCAGTACGACGTTCGTTGCTTGGGTTACGATCCTTACAACGCTAAAGACTTTATCGCTCGATGGGAATCCGAAAACGGTCCGTTTGGAATTGAAAAAGTGATACAGGGTGCCCGAACCGAATCCGTTCCTTTGGGGGAATTAAAGAAATTGTCCGAGGAGCGGATGTTGTTATTTGATGAGAGTCTTATGACTTTCGCGATGGGTAACTGTATTGCCGTCGAAGATACAAATGGAAATCGCAAATTACTTAAGAAACGATATGAGCAGAAGATCGACGCTGTTGCAGCTATGATGGATGCTTATATTGCCTATAAGATTAACAGAGAGGCTTTTGACTAAATTCTCACTAATAGGAGGAGACCGTTATGCAGTTGTTTGACAGGCTAAAACATGCCTGGAATGTTTTTAACAACAAGGATCCCACTATCTACATGAATACCGGACCTTCTCTTGGTTACAGGCCGGAGAAATTTAGATTTACTAGGGGTAATGAGCGGTCTATTGTGACGTCGGTATATAATCGAATTGCAATGGATGCCGCTGCTATAAACGTTCGGCATGTTCGACTGGACGATAATGGCCGATTCCTAGAAGAAATGAAAAGTGGGCTGAACAATTGTTTGTCTATTGAGGCTAACATTGATCAGACGGGTCGAGGATTCATCCAAGATGTCGTCATGAGTATGATGGATGAGGGTTGTGTTGCCATCGTTCCGGTGGACACGGACATTAATCCTGAAAAAAGTGGCGGTATTGACATCTTGACCGTTCGAACCGGGAAGATTCTTGGATGGTATCCGAAGCATGTTCGTGTTCAGTGCTATAACGAGATAACCGGTCGTCAAGAAGAAGTAACGCTTCCAAAATCGGTTGTTTCCATCATTGAGAATCCGCTTTATGCGGTGATGAACGAGCCGAATTCGACAATGCAACGACTAGTTCGAAAGCTTAGTTTGTTGGATGTTGTTGACGAAAAGACGAGCAGTGGAAAACTCGATTTGATTATTCAGCTCCCCTACATTATTAAAACTGAAGCTCGTAGAGAACAAGCCGAAAAGCGTCGGAAAGACATCGAGACTCAGCTTGCCGAAGGTAAGTACGGCATCGCTTACACAGATGGCACTGAGCGTATTACTCAGTTGAATCGTCCGGTTGAGAACAACCTGATGAAACAGATTGAGTATCTCACGAACATGTTGTACAGTCAGCTGGGGATTACTCAAGCTATTCTTGATGGCACCGCTGATGAGAAGACGATGCTAAATTATTACAATCGGACGATAGAGCCAATCTTGTCGGCCATTGTGGATGAGATGCGTCGTAAGTTCCTGACCAAAACTGCTAGGTCTCAACGCCAGACTATTGCTTTCTTTAGAGACCCGTTCAAACTTGTTCCTGTTAACGACATAGCCGAGATCGCTGATAAGTTCACTCGTAACGAAATCATGACCTCGAATGAGATTAGGCAGGTTATCGGAATGAAACCGAGCGACGATCCAAACGCTGATGTGTTGAGAAACAAGAATTTGAGCCCATCTAAAGAAGAAATGAGTGTTCTTGGGAAAAACAGTTCTGGTCCGGCCGAAGAGATTAAGGAAGAAAAGGAGACTAGTCAAAATGGATAATAATTTTGACTTTGCCGGTTGGGCGACTCGTGCCAACATGCGTTGCTCGGACGGTCGAGTTATCATGAAAGACGCTTTCAAGGAATGTGACGGTAAGCGCGTTCCGCTTGTGTGGAATCACCGCCACAACGAGCCTGAAAATGTTCTTGGTTATGCTATTCTCCATAGTGTGAACGGCGATATGCGTGCTCAGTGCTACTTTAATGGTACTGAGAGTGGTTTGACTGCCAAAGAGTTGGTTCAGCATGGAGATATTAATCAGCTTTCCATTTACGCCAACCAGCTTAAAGAGCAGGGTAAGAATGTCATGCATGGTATTATTCGGGAGGTGAGCCTCGTGTTGGCCGGGGCGAATCCTGGAGCTTTCATTGATTCTGTGATTGCTCACAATGAAGATGGTACTGTTGTGGAAGATCGTGAACAGGGGATTCTGTTTACTGGAGAACTTATCGAACTCTATCATGCTGATGATAAGGAAGAAGAGCTCGAAGGGAAGACCGAGGACAAGAAAGAAGATTCTAAGGATGAAACTGCTCGAGATGTCTTTAACACCCTGACAGAAAAACAGCAGGTACTCGTTATGGCCATGCTTGAGGAAGCCATCAAGAATAAC